CAGCAGGCAAAACAAATCTTAAGTTATCTGTAACAGACAACTCCAATATTTTTATCTCTTTAAATGCATCATAGTTCAATTCTTGTATAGCTCTCTTTGCGTGAAATAATATCTTAAACCTTTCCTCGTTATTTACTAAAGAATGGTTCCCGCTATACATCAACATAAAGTTGTTAACTATATCATATAAACTTACATATTGGTACGATCCCCAATTTTCATCTTTAGGTGCTACACCTCCATTTTCATAATATTGATATTCTGATATATATGCCATTATTTCTGATTAGCTTTTTGTTCTTCTATATTAGCAAACTGAACTACTTCAGCTTCTCTTATTTGTACACCAGAGTATTGAAGTATTTTAATTACTAAATTCACCTCTTCTTCAATAGCCAATTCGAAGTCTTGGTAGTCAGGTTGTGATTGATCAAACACTGGCTGACCTCCTGACAAAGTGCTGTATGTCCACTTAGGGTCTCTAGGATATCTTATGTACTGTCCGTATATCTGTCCAGGATTATTCACAGTCTTAGGTAAAACTGTTATTGAGTCATTATTCAATGAGTATGCAGGGAAGATACTAGTAGGAGCAGTTAAGCTAGAGTTCGACAGCATTGTTATCTTACTATTTGAAACCTTCTCAGCTTCGTAGCTATCGTCTTGGAATATAGAATAGTCATCTCCGACTAACATGAACAAGTCTTCATCTAATGCCAACTCAGTATCACTGATAACATTAAGTACCTCTGCTTTTCTTAAGTCTTGTATATTGACTACTATATCTCCAGCAACTACAGTACTAGTAAACGTAGCTCCACTATCCACCAATACATTCGCTTGGATTGGTGCTGTACTTGTACCACTAGTTCTAAATGTAGTGTAAGCTATTACTTTGTTAAGCAAGTAGTAGTCATCTCCAGTTGTGCTTGGAGAAGGAGTAAAATATTTATTATAGTTCTTTTGGTCAAAATTCCTAATCGATGAAAATAAATCTATAGACTCTTCAATAGACTTTGTAGCATTTGCATATTCAGTTCCTGATATTCTAACGTTCTCCTTATTTACAGAATCATTGTAGTCGTCAAAGTAGTTTTCGAAAATCTCTAATTGAGCTTGCTTGGCGAATAGGTTAAAGTCCTGCGGAGATATATACCCATAGTTGTTCTTATTAAGAACCGAAAAGACTGTATTTCTAACTGAGTTTATCATTTGTAAACTTTTATACAAAGATAGTAAAAAAAAATGCCCACATTCTCATGTAGGCATTTATTAGGTAGCGGTTATCTCTTCTCTAAAGAGTACGCATATCTTAGTTTTCTGCTAGATTCTCTAACATTTTTAAAGATTCGATTCCTGCATCGCTCTGAAGGTATGAAGCTATTGCATCAATAGGATCTTCCTTGTATGGAATTGCAAGCATTCTAGACTTGTTTGACACTGTATTAAACCACACCTCTTTCTTGTTCTTTCTGAAAGAAATTAAACCTTTCTCAAAGAAGCCTTGGATTTTCGATTTTAAGTTTGTAGAGGGGTCTGACAGCGCATCTAAGAACACTTCAGGGTTGTTTCTAGCTAGTAGTAGTATATCTCTTTTTAGTTCAGCTGTAGAGTATTTGCTTGGGTCTGTCCCGAACACAACTCTAGAGATGTTTTCTAGTTCTTCGATAGATAAACTTTTAGCAGCTACTAGAGCATCTGCTTGAATGTTTAAAGCTTCTAAGTCTGCTTCTGCATCTTTCTCGCTATTCACCTCTACGAATTCTTTTCCGTTCATTGGGTGGTAATGCAAAAACTCTTGCAGAACAGGGTTGCTTCTAGGTACAGATAAAAATCCGTCCTCAAAAACAACAGCTTCTAATATGGTATTACCATCTTGCTCGTCTTCAAAAGGTGACTTTTGATTCTTAGCATATCTTAATGCTCTGTTCTCATTCTTCTCTTCATCATAATAGAGAAGGCTGTAGCTTGTTGAATTTCTTGTTGGAATAAAGTACGCCAATGGTGTACTTGATGATGTCAATTTGTAGGTCTTATCTACTGTAACTTTACTTTTTATCATTTGATTAAATTTATAATTTATTAAAAATAAGGGAGGCACTAAATGTACCTCCCTATTGTTTTAGTTATTATCCCTTAAAGATAACAAAGTTGTTTGCACCTAGAGTACATACAGCTCTTTCTGAAAGGAATTGTACTTCCATCGCATCAAGGTCGCTGTTCATAACTCCGCCTGCAGAACCTGTAATCCAAGTCTTGTAACGTCTGTCTTCAGTTTCTGAAGCTCTGTAACGCACGTGAAGGAAAGGTCGCTTAGCATTCTTTCCAAGAACTTGATCGTAAACAGTAGTAGAACCAGCAGGAACTAAAAGTCCGTTTACTTTAGCAGTACCTGTTAGACCACCTCTCATTGTAGGTTGGTTTAAGTACTTCCAATCAGTCTTGTAGAAATCATAACCTCTACGGAAACCTGTGAATCCAAGATTCAAAGCCATATCCTTATCATTGTCAAATAGACCATAAGAAGTACCACCTGCACCGTAAGAGTTTTGAGCTGCAAGCATATCATCGATAGCAAATCCAAAGTCTCTGTTCAAGAATATAACATTCTCTTCAATAGCACCTTGTTTGTCCAATCGGCTAATTACTTGATCCCACTCATTAAGAGTAGTAGGATTACCTCCTGACCAAACGTTACCTCTCTGCTCAACAGAGTAGAAGATTCCGTCAGAACCTGCTCCTGTTGTACCTGTTGCAGCACCATTACCTAACACGGCATCAGCACCTGAACCTTGAGCAGCAGGAACTGCTTCAATCATTGAAGTCTCTAAGTAGTCATCAAATCGAAGACGAGTCTCGTGCTCAGACTTTAGATACCATAAGTATCCAGTCGCACCATTCTCAGTAGTAACTTCTACCCAACCTATTTGAGCCATATCAGAACCTGATACTGCATACTTATCCTTAAGGATAATAGGCTTGTTTTCGAATATCTCATCGTCAGCCTCTAGAGAACCAACCATTCCGTTAGTTCCTTTCTTGAACTCAGATCCATAGATGAACATCTCATAAATGTTACCTACGTTATCACTTGTCATACCGTTAGCTTCGTAGAAAGCTACATCGATAGTACCTAAACTAGTATCAACAGCTGTAACAACTGCTTTGTTAGAAGTAGCAGCAGCTCCAACAAGAGTCTTAACACTAAGACTAATTGTTTGACCTACTCTAACTGCTATACCACCTGACCCTGGAGAAAGCGTATCGTTGATTGTAAACGTAGCTGTATCTGCATTCGCTAATACAGTAGTAGTACAGTTTACATACTTGGTATGTAGTCTACCTTGTTCTGCCCATTTTATAAGGTCAGAGTTAGATGGCATCTCAGCGCCAACCATTCTAAGGAATGATGCTACTGTTCTGTTGCCATATCTTTCAAACTCCTTCTCATAAGTATCCGGAAGATACTGATTTAAGAAGTCGAAGTTTGTAATATAATTTGTTGAAAGGGCTACCTGCTCAGCACTTGGCTGCAAGTTGAACCCTGGGGTGTTTAATGTACCTGCCATTTTTTTAATTTTTTAATTTTTAACTTATCTTTTTCTAATTTTTAAACCTCTACCCGAGTCGTTGTCAAGAGATTTGATTTGCACTCCTCCTTTGGAAGTTATTTCAGGTGTTCTTCGGTCAGACATATTTATGTTTTTAGTCTTCTTCATAACATCATCGGTAGCTTCCGCTTTGCCTTGCTCATAAAAGAACTTAGCAAACTTATCAGGATTCATTGCGATAGACAAAGCCTTATGGTAACCTCCTGCATCTTCCATTAATCCATCTTCGTTCAAGAACTTCGTTATAAAGTTTTGAGGGTCTGATTGAATCTTTTTCAGTTCAGTTGCATCACCCGGGGCGAAAGTAACTTTCTTGTCGTCAAGCGTGAACTCAAAACCTTTGAACTCACTTCCGAACACATCATCAGTTTTTTTAGTAAACCAATCACGCTTTCTTTTTACCTCTTCCTCGTAAGTCTTTGATGACTCTATATACTGCTTGTAAGCCTCAAGTTCTTTAGCGTCGCTTTCAGAAATAGAACTACCGCCCGACTCGAGAGGTACTCTGTATTTTTCCTTTTGCTCATTAAAGTAGTTTTTGGCCTTGGCAATAGTCTTTTTCTTTGCTATTTTTCGTTTCTTAATTAACGATTCATCATCAAGGTCTTCATCATAATCATAATCCTCCATAAGAGAATCAATGTCATCTGAATCCAATCCGATCTCCGTTGCTATAAGATACTCTCTTAGCAATTTATCAGGATTAACATCATCATAATTAGTTTGCAGTTTTGCAAAATCATCGATGCTTCGTCCTGTTTCTTTTTTGTACTTGTAATAAGCAGCAACATCTTCAGGCATCTTCTCAGATTCCTCTTCTGCCATCAGCTCATCTAAAGACGTTATGTCTTTACCGTACTTGTTTTTTATAAATGAAAGAACACTTTCTTGCGTTAACTCAGCTGGCTCTACAACTTTCTCATCGTTACTAGTGCTGTCGGGTGGAGTAGAATCTTCTGTTGTAACCCCACTTTCAG